GAATATAGGTAAAATTAATCCATAATTATTTGCATAACAATAACATAATAATACATTTAAATTTGCACAATTATGAGATAAACCTGCATTGATATGTGTTAAATCAATAAATATATATTTCATATTATAAATATATATTTTATGAACTGTCCAAATTGTAATATAAGTATTGAAATTGAACAAATAAACTGTGCAATATTTAGATGTGGTATTTACAAGGAAACTGGACAACAAATCCCGCCACATTTGTCTAAAGAAGAATGTGAAAAAATAAAAGATAAAATTTGGGGATGTTCTAAACCATTTAAATATGAAAATGGTAAATTGATCATTTGCGATTATATCTAGATTTATGTTTTGTTTTACGCAATTTAATTGGTAATATATTTTTAAAATTATCTAAAGTACATTTTACTAAAAATGCTAATTTATACGCTTTTTTAAACGCTTTGTGCGAATTTGCAGGCAATGAACCCTTTTCTTTTTTATATTTTCTTGACCATGCAATCCATGATTTATTTTGTAAATGTTGATTTTTTTTAGTAAAATACAATTGTTTACAACTTGTCATATATTATATTTTTATTTTTTTAATGTTTTGTTTCTATTTTTGCATGATTTCATGAAACCTTTCTTAAATCCTTTATTAAAATTACCAAATGCATTCTTTTCAAGACCGCCTTTTTTCATTTGTTCTTGCATAAATAAATTCCAAAACATTTTTTGCATATTTTGAACTTTTCTAGATTTATAACGTTGGGTACAATTTGGCATATTATACTATTATAAAATTATCTAAATTTACGTTTAGATTTACGATTATATCTATATTTATTATGTTTAGATTTACGTTTTCCTCCATCAACCACTTTATCTCTATGTGATATTATTATAGGAAACTTCTTTCGTTGATGTTTCCAGTATTTAAGTGAATCATCCGTAGCACTTAAAAAAATTGATCCGTTACCAAATAATCGTGTTTTACTAATATTTTTTAATATTTCTAAAAGAATATTACTTTTACGTGACCCAGGTTGACAACATGCAAATACTATATTTAGTTTATATGGGTTTTTATATGTATCAATATCAATTGACATAATACAAATTATTTTATTATTTTCTACATAAAAAATAGTATTATATCTACCATTAATTGATTCAAATATATTTTGTTTATATGACCACTGTGGACACAAGTCTGTACTCAAAATGAACAAACGACGTGTTGTATTTACATTCGCTTCTTTCATTGATTGACGTTTAAATATAGATCTAAAAATTTTTAAAATATTATCTTCACCAGGTTCATAATCATCATCATCTCCAGATAATAATACAAAATAGCATCCATTTTCTAATTCATCATTTACGACATCAACTTCTTGTGCAGCCATACTATTTATCAAATATTTTTTAATAAATCTTCATTGTAAATTAATCCAGAAGGTTTATAGGTAGATACAGATTTAAACAATGTCTTTTTATCTAGTTTAATTTCTTTAGATCCATCTTTTTTCTCTTCTTTCTTACCTACTTCTTTACCAAAACCGTCTACTACAAGCCCAGTTAATTTTTTATATTCAGTTCGCACATAATCAGGTACCCAATGATTCCATGCAATAAGTAACAAATTAGGATGGGTATATTTTATACGAAATCCATTTTCTTCTAAAGATTGTATTATGTATATAATACATGCTTTAATATCATACCTAGGAATACCGAATACAAATTCTGGAATAACATACCAGCAACACTGATTGTTATGTTTTTGACGAGATGCAATTTTAATTTGATGGTGTATTTTTTCTAGAATTTTATTATACGATTGCACTGTATTTATATCTTCTTGTTTTTTCTTTTCATATAAATCATCCAAATTAATTTTTGGTAAATCCATATTTTAACGAATTAAAGAAAATTCGTGTATTTTACTAAAATGATTGAACACTTAGTTTTATCGGGAGCTGCAACAAATGCATTAGTTCAAGTTGGTCTAATACATAATTTGTTAGACACCAATGTTTTCAAAATGGAAAATATTAAAAGTGTATATGCAACTTCTGCAGGAGCTATGATAGCAGTTATGTTACTTATTGGTGCACCGATTATTGATCAAAAAGAGTATTTAATCAATCGTCCATGGGATAAATTCTTTGTACCTAATCTAAATTTTCAAACAGGAATATTTGACTCACATCATGTATACAATATTATAAAACCATTTATGGATGCAAATGATATACCTGAAACATTTACTTTATTAGATTTGTACACCAAAACTGGTGTAGATTTACACATTTTTACTACGAAAATAAATGGATTAGAATTGATTGATTTAAATTATGTTACATTTCCTTCTATTACTATACGTGAAGCTATTTTGATGACTGCTTCTATACCTTTTCTATTTCCTCCAATACAATATGAAAATGAATATTATGTAGATGGAAGTATGACAAATAAATGTCCATTACAAACAATACATACTAAATCGTATGATAAAGATACAATATTAGTTATTGATATTACGTTTGATCTTTTATTGTATACGCCGCAAGCATCCATGCTTGATTTAATGCAAATTATGATTAACAATTTATTATATATTGTTTCTGCAGATGAAAGAAATACACTATGTATGGATGAATATAAATATTACTATCGTGTTGTATCAGACGAATTAAACACTGAAACATGGCAAAGTTATATGACAAATATAGAGTATAGAAAACAATTACATGAAAAGGGTTATAACTTTAAAAAAATTGAAATGAATTTACCAGATTGATAATTGTATTTTTATCACCATGTCTACTCTATTTGTTATCTGCAACGGTGCAAAATCGGCGTACGATGTATCTGCGTCATTGAACTCCACTTATGGAGGATCTCACGACATTATAAAATCCGTGCGTGAGTTGAAAACCGACAAGTTTGGAAATACGTACACAATTGTAGAAATTTATCGCAACGGAACATTTCGCGAATCACGAATGGACCGACTTATCTCACAATTAGAAGATCCTAGAAATCGCGGAGAAAAACACGTCTACCAGGTACGCCCAAATTATATTGAATGGACTATCAAACTACACATTCGCGACTCGCCAAGTTCTGCGCCTACAACGGCTCCCACTGCACCCAAGTTTCGTTAATCTAACTAAATCTAGCAGGCAACTCGGTTGTTGCCGGATTTTTTTTATTATGTAATTTTATGTATACGCGTAAAAAAAAGAAATCAAGTACAAAAACTCGTGTTTTTAAAAAAAGTGAATTGAACAGTGGTGATGGAATGTTAACTACTGTATGGGGACCAAGTATGTGGCACTCTTTGCATACAATAAGTTTTAATTATCCAGTTAAACCTACAAAAGAAGATAAACAGAATTATAAATCTCACATTTTAAATTTACAAAATGTACTCCCTTGTAAATATTGTAGAATGAATTTAAAAAAGAATTTTAAGAAACTTCCGCTTACAAATGCCGATATGGAAAGTAGAGATACATTTTCTAGATATATTTACAATTTACATGAAGTAGTGAATAAAATGTTGAAGAAAAAATCAAATTTATCCTATTGTGATGTACGCGAAAGATATGAACATTTTAGGGCAAGATGTACTACGGATACCATTAAAATAAAACCATCTAAAGAAAAGGGGTGTACTGAGCCATTATATAGTGGCCATAAAGCAAAAGCAGTAATTAATATTGTTCCTATAGATACACATTGTGATACAATTACAATTCATTCTAAATGTTTTAAGCAACATGTATAGGTAAACATTTTCTGCATACAGCAATATATTTATCATATGGGCCATATTGATCAGCAGAAGTAGAAAGTCTTTTAGAGAAACTTGCATTCGCTCCACATTCGCATTTTGCATATAATTTTACATAAGTATCTGCTAATGGTATAAGGTCTAGTATTTCACCAAATTTTTCTTGTTTAAAATCGCCATCTAATCCAAATAAATAAACAATTTTTCCTTTTTTTACTTCTTCTATTACAAATTCTTTCAATCCTTTGAAAAATTGTGCTTCATTAATAAGAAGCACATCATAATAAGTGCAAATTTTATCAATAACTGACAAATTCATAGATGGAACAATTATTCCGTCATGGGTAGACAAATAAAAGTTGTCTAATGCTTTTTTTGAACCTGTATCATAATCAATGACAAGTACCGTTTGTGATGGAGTTAACCGATTATAAGTATTTATAAGTTCTGTAGTTTTTCCTGCAAACATACATCCAGTAACAATATGCAACATACTATATATAGTTAAGTATGTTGCATATGTTTCAATTTTATTACATTCCAAATTGTGAAAAATCACTTAATACAGGGGAAGGTAAATATTCAGAGTTTGTACTTGCATAATTAGGAACTTTTTTGCAATCAAATGATGGTTCAGGACATCTTCCGCAAGGAGGGCATGGGGGTGGAGGTGGGATTGGTGGGCATGAAGCAGTAGATGGTACCGTTTCTTCATTGGAAGATCCAAGTAGACTTGACATAAAATTGGGTTTGGGTACATCATTTGTTTGCACAGGAATTTGTGATTTATCTGGAGTGAGTGTATTAGCTGTATTATTTGTATTAGCTGTATTATTTGTATTATTTGTATTGGAGGTATTAGTTGTATCATCTTTTTTGGTATCATCTGCTTTTTTATCTTCATGTGTATGACAATGTCTTCTTGGTGGAGGAATAAAAACCGTACTTGTTGTTGGTTGCGGTAGTGGAGGATATACAGCACAATTGCTTCCATTTACATTTCTAGCAGTTACATTATCTGGGCAACAACCATATTGAGTTCCTGCACATCCACCTAGTAAACAATTACTACCATTCATATTTCTAGTAGTTACATTATCTGGACAGCATCCATATTGACTCATACTACAATTAGATGCTACACCAATAACAGTATTTCCAAAAGGTCCTTGTGCTATAAATCCTGAATTGTTTGGACCTTTTCCTGCATAAGCAGTTACATTGGGACCAGTAAATTTCCATGCATTTACTGGAGGACAGTTGCTACCCGTTGCATTTTTAGTAGTTGTGCCATCTAGGCAACATCCATACTCAGTTGCAGCACAATTAGATTTAGTTTTTACAATTACATTACCATTGGGACCTTTAACTACATATCCAGAATTTTTGGGTCCATTGAATTTCCATATACTTGCATCAGTGCAGTTA